CTAGTTGAAGGAATGTCCGCTTTACCCCGGAAAGCAGGCATTAAATCGCGCAGTTCGCACAAGCCTGTTCATCCACAAGCAGAGTGGGCAGAGCATGTCTGCTCTGCCTCTCAGTTAAACGTCAACCTGTTCGGCAATCGTTAGGGCATCGTCTACGTCAATGCCGAGGTATCGAACGGTGCTCTCAATCTTCCTGTGACCAAGTAGGAGCTGGACGGCGCGTAGATTGCCCGTGCGGCGATAGATCAGCGTTGCCTTCGTTCGACGCAGCGAATGGGTGCCAAAAATGTGCGGATCTAAGCCGATGCTCGCAACCCACTCGGAGACAAGGCGGGCATATTGCCTTGTCGTGATGCTTCGCTGTGAATCGCGCTGTCCGGTGAACAAAAATTGATCGGGCTTTTTACCGGCGACTCTTAAGTAATCATCGACCGCTTGCCTGGTCTGTTCCGTCAGTTCGAACCTGACAGGTTGGCCGGTTTTCTTCTGACGAATTACGGCGCGGTCGACTGAGTAGCCATTTGGTGCGATGTCCTCGACTTTCACTGCAACGACATCACAACCGCGGAGTTTGCTGTCGATCGCCAGATTGAACATTGCCAGATCGCGAGTTCTTCCTTCCAATTGCAACTTGCTCCGGATCGACCAAACGTGCTTTGGCCGCAGTGGAGGTTTTGTTCCAGTTAGCTTTCCCTTATTCCAGGGAAAATGCTCAGACGATGTCAGGATCTGCGTCTCTTGACCATGCATGGCCTTACTCCCTCTGTTACCGAGGGTGGCCACCTTGCGCCCGCACTTCGAAAATAAGTGATTTGGAGTCCGCTTTCGGGGGCCTGGGCAGGTAGCAAAGGCGATCGGAAATCACCTACTGGGTTGCTTGCCCTGGCCAAAGTGCGCTCGTGGGGTCCCGTCCACGGACGTTTCATCTTCTGAAGATTTGTGCTAATGATTCGTAACTTTATGCAGAGTCGGGATGGCGACGGACTCTCCTAATGATGGAGTCGCCATGGCCTCTACCTGCTAAACCCCACACATTCCAGCAAAACTGGTCGGCTCTCGCTGCTATGCGAGACATGACGGCCCACGCGATTTTTCGTGTGCCGATCACGAGACTTTTCACTGCGCGCCTTGGCGCCTGCGGAGGATACATTTGTGCCTGCGAGATCAACAAATGTTGCGTTCGATCGAGCCGTTGTTCTAGCGAACAGCAAGATCGAGTACGTACTGGTTTCCAAGCTCAAAGCCCGTGAAACCAATCCACGGACGCATTCGCCGCGCCAAATTAGACAGATCGCCCGATCAATTGGACGCTTTGGTTTTGTTAATCCGATATTGGTGGACCGCAACCATCAAATCGTTTGTGGTCACGGTCGCGCCGCCGGCGCTCAGTTACTCGGACTCAAAGCCGTTCCTACGATCACCTTTGAGCATTTGAGCAAGGACGAATTACGCGCCTACGTCATTGCCGACAATCGCCTTGCCGAAAAAGCCGGTTGGGACAGCGACATCCTTGCTATCGAATTGCAGGGTCTATCCGACTTGGGATTTGACATTGAGGTGACCGGCTTTGAAATTCCGGAAGTCGAGTTGATCCTGGATTCCATTGATCCGCCGGCAAGTAATCCTGATGACGATACTATTCCTGATCTTGTTCCCAATCGGGTGGTCAGTAGGCCTGGTGATTTGTGGGCATTGGGTGATCACCGGCTGCTTTGCGGCGACGCGCGCCGGCGGGAGTCATTTACAATTCTGCTCTCAGGCGAGCTTGCCCAGCTCGCGTTTGTCGACCCACCCTATAATGTAAAGATCCGCGGGCACGTCTCCGGCAAAGGCCGCGTAAAGCATCGCGAATTTGCCCAAGCTAGCGGTGAAAAGACCTCCGCTCAATTTACGAAATTCCTGGAAGAATCGCTCAGCTTACTTGCTGAGCATTCAGTGGATGGCGCAATCCATTTTGTTTGCTCGGATTGGCGGCACTTGGACGAAATGCTGGCAGCCGGGCGCCGTACTTATCGCGAACTTAAGAACCTGGTGGTCTGGAACAAGACCAATGCCGGCATGGGTTCTTTTTATCGCAGCCAGCACGAGTTGATTTTTGTTTGGAAGAACGGCCGCGGCAAACACATTAATAATGTCGAACTTGGCCGACATGGCCGCAACCGCAGCAATGTCTGGACCTATGCGGGCGCAAACACATTCAAAGCGGACCGGCTCGATGAGCTCGCGATGCATCCGACGGTCAAGCCGGTTGCGCTGGTTGCCGATGCGATTCGCGACTGCTCGCGCCGCGGCGACCTTGTCCTCGACTGCTTCGGTGGCAGCGGCACCACCCTCATCGCTTGTGAGCAGTCACATCGGAAAGCCCGCCTGATTGAGGTTGATCCGGCCTATTGCGATCAGATCGTTCGACGCTGGCAAGAGCTGACAGGAAAGACGGCCGTGCACCAGCTCACCGGCAAGCCCTTCAATAAAATCAAATCTAGGGATGCGGATAATGAAGCGCGATAAATGGCGTAAGGGCAGGGACGAGGAGGGCCGACCCTACGCCATAGGCTATGGCAAGCCTCCCGTGACGTCCCGATTCAAACCGGGCCAGTCGGGCAATGCGAAGGGCCGACCCAAAGGCCACAAAAACCTCAAGACGCTGATCAAGCAGGCGATGACAGCCATGATCACGGTCCAGGAAGGTTCAAGCGGCCGGCGTGTAACCAAGCTCGAAGGGGTTGTCCTGCGTCAGTTGCAAAATGCGCTCAAGGGCAACGACCGCTCTGCGATGGCCGTCATCAAAATGGCAAGCGAGATGGGATTTCTTGAGGATGCCTCTCATACCAACTCTGCCGAGGATAATTTGTCCGTATCCGATGAACGCATTTTGAAAGAGCTTCTTGCGCGTCGCCGTGGAGCAAAACGCTAATGACCAGGCAAAAATCGGCCAAGAAATCCAAGCGGCGTGACAGCGCAGACTACCTTTTAACTCAGTTGAGCGCGGCGGGCCGGCGGCGATTCTTTGAGCTGCAATTGGCGGAGGATTTCTCTGCCTTCGTCATGAAGGTTTTCGAAACCGTCTCAAGCGGCGATGTTTTTCTGCCGAACTGGCACATCGACGCGATGACTTATGCCGCCGGGCGAGTGATGGGTGGAGAGATAACCAGGCTCATCGTGACGGTACCGCCTCGCCATCTGAAATCGATCATTTTCTCGGTCGCGCTGCCGGCCTTCCTGCTGGGCCGTGATCCTACCAAGCGTATTGTGTGCGTGAGTTATTCGAATGAACTGGCCGTCAAGCACGCCAACGATTTTCGTGCCGTCTTAAGCTCGGCCTGGTACCGCCGCATTTTCCAGAATACGCGGATCAGCCGGGATAAGGATACGCAAACCGAGACCATGACGACTGAACGCGGTTACCGGCTCGCCACGTCACTCGGAGGGACGCTAACCGGTCGAGGCGCAGACCTGATTGTTCTGGATGATCCGCAAAAACCTGAGGAGGCCTTGTCGGAAACCGCTCGCAATGGCGCCGCCCAATGGTTCGACACCACGCTGCTGTCGCGCCTCGACTCCAAGTCCGAAGGCGCCGTCGTACTCGTCATGCAGCGGCTGCATCAAGACGACTTGGCCGGGCGGCTACTGGAAAAAGGTGGATGGCAGCACCTAAAAATCCCCGCCATTGCCCAAGGCAACGAAGAAGTCGAAGTTGGACATCGGCGAATCTATCGGCGCGAGGCTGGCACAGTCATCGATCCGGATCGCGAGTCGATCGCTGACCTCGAACAGCTGAAAAAAAGCATGGGCGCTTTGCATTTTTCCGCGCAGTACCAGCAGGAGCCCATCCCACTGGAAGGTAATCTCATTAAGCGCCAGTGGTTCAAAGAATATGAGGTCGCACCGGCTTTTACCGACACGGACAAGCTCGTCATCAGTATCGATACTGCGATGAAGGGTGATGAGCTCGCGGATTTTTCTGTTGCCACGGTGTGGCTGGCGCGCGGTGACCATTCTTACTTAATCGATCTGTGGCGCGAGCGCGTGGATTATCCCAACCTCAAACACGCCGTCTGGCGGCTTCGCGAAAAGTACCCGAGGGCAACGCTCCTTATCGAGGACAAAGGTTCGGGAACGAGTCTGATTCAGGAACTGCGCGCGAATAATATTGGGGTAATTGCGATCAATCCCGAAGGCGACAAGCCGACGCGTTGCGCCGCGATCTCGGCCCAATTTGAATCGGGCTGCGTATTCTTTCCCAAGAGCGCACCTTGGCTCGACGACCTCAAGGCTGAGCTGCTCGGTTTTCCCGGCGCCAAAAATGATGACCAAGTTGATTCCGTTACGCAGGCCCTGAATTGGATAGCGCGACGGCGTCAAAATCAGGTGCCCTTTGTGGCGCCGATCATTGTGACCCGGCCGCGTCGATACTTTGGCGATCCCCCAGATAATTGGTGGATGGGACCGTGATCGATGGCGCCTTGGCTGTGCGGGCGCCCTGTCCAGCTAGGCTGCCACCACCTAGAAATACAGCAATAGCCCAGCAACTCGTAGGTGCAACCGCACGAAGGACCGTCTAGCAGGCGCTGGCAATATCGCCACATCAGAGCATGCATGGTGCTCAAGGAGGTGCAAGGCCATGCCGCAGCCCGCCGCTGAAAGTCCTGATATTGAAGCGGAGCTCGCCCAGGTATCGCGGGCTCCGATCAATGAGTTGCGCGAACGATGGCAAACGATATTTCGAATCGAGCAACCACCAGCATTTGGTCCAGATCTGCTTCGCCGAAGTATCGCCCAGCGCATTCAAGAGCGACATTACGGTAGTCTCTCGGCGGGAGTTCAACGTCAGCTCAACCAGACCATCCACGCCTTGGCGAATAAACGTGGCGGTCACATTACGTTGCCTCGAAGAATTAAAACCGGCGCGGTACTGGTTCGCATGTGGAAAGACAAATCGTATCGCGTCACAGTGCTCGATGACGGCTTTGCCTTCGAAGACCGCCTCTACAATAGCCTTTCGGAAATTGCCCGCAAAATTACCGGAACCCGATGGAACGGCCCGAGGTTTTTCGGGCTCCGTCCAGCTAAACAAGAGCAAACCGAACCGGTCGATGAACGACCGCGGCGGCGGGGACGGCCCCCAGTCAGGCGCTCTCACTCGGCTCAAGAGGTGAGCCATGACCGCTAAGAGCACCCAGCCGATGCACTGCGCCATCTACACCAGGAAATCGACCGAGCATGGCATCGAGTTGGAATTCAATTCGCTAGATGCTCAGCGCGAGGCCTGTGAAGCCTATATCAAATCACAAGCTCATGAAGGCTGGCAGGCGATAAGTGAACATTATGACGATCCTGCCTTTTCCGGCGCCTCTTTGGAGCGCCCTGCCTTACAGCGGTTGCTAGCCGACATCGATACTGACAAGGTCAATATCGTCGTTGTTTACAAGATTGATCGATTAACAAGGTCGCTATCGGATTTTGCCAAACTCGTCGAAATCTTCGACAAGAAGAATGTCTCCTTCGTCGCTGTCACCCAGCAGTTCAATACAACAACATCAATGGGTCGCTTGACCCTGAATGTTCTTCTCTCGTTTGCCCAATTCGAACGAGAATTATCGTCCGAGCGCGTACGGGATAAGGTGGCAGCCTCCCGTCGCAAGGGGAAATGGACCGGTGGCGTCATTCCACTCGGCTATGACATCGTCGATAAGAAACTCGCGATAAATCCCGCCGAGGCAGACACTATCCGCATCATCTTCAAGCGCTACCTCGAATTGAAATGCCTGCGCCGTCTCAAAGAAGACCTCGATGACAGAGGCATCATTTCGAAACACCGAAAAGCGCAAGGGAGTGGGGGGCGTCGCATGTCATATGGACCGCTCGCGTATCTGCTTAAAAACCGCACCTATCTGGGTGAGATAGGCCACAAAGGCCAATGGTTCGCCGGCGAGCACGAGCCGATCATCGACCAAGCCACATTCGATCAAGTCCAGGAGCTTATGAAAGCTAACTCGGTCGCGCGACGGCAGAGACGATCTGAGAATGGCGCGCTGTTGGCAGGTCTCGTCTACGACGACCGCGGCAATCGCATGACGCCAAGTTTCACCACCAAACGCGGCGTTCGCTATCGCTTCTATGTTAGTGCTGCCCTTCTCGCGGGTCGCAGACAAGAGGCTGGATCCTTACCGCGGATTTCGGGATGGGATCTTGAAGCTGGAGTGCTTTCCGCCCTGAAGAACAAGAGAACGCCAGACCTGCCTCAAGAAGCTTCGACCGATCGAGAAATCGTAACTAACTTGATCGAGCGCATCGAGGTTGACGAAAAGAAAATCCGTGTGAACTTGAAGACACCGTGCCTCGTTTCAGAGCTCGACACATCGGACCAGCATATGAGCCGTCATATCGACATCGATCGGCTTCAGACTTTGAAGGGCACATTGGTGCATATTGGAGAAAGCGCAAAACGTGGCGACGAGCCCGATACGGCGCTCATTTATGCCGTTGCCAGCGCACACCGATGGACGCGGTTGCTCATGAAGGGGAAGCACACCTCAATTGAAAGTCTTGCCGACTTTATAAACATGCATCCGAAAGTTATTCGAAAGGGCATACGGCTCGCGTTCGTCGCCCCAGAGATCACCAAAGCTATCGTACTTGGGCAACAGCCGAGTACTCTCAGGTTGACTAGTCTTCATGAAGCTGCCGCTCCACTATCTTGGGCCGAACAACGGCGGAGAATTAGGTGTTGATCTGCTAAACTCGCCAGCACTCCAGCGGCAGGGAGGCCTTGACAGCACCTGTTCAGCAGATCGCGAAGACCATGTCAGCGTCTCCGCGGGGGCATGATCAAAAAAGCTTCTAAGCCGGCACTGAGGGCACTAGTTCGATCACTCTGCGCGCTGGACCACACAGTGGATTTACTGTTCGGTCTCCAAAGCCAGACTCCAGAAAACGGGAATAATTTAAGAGTCACGCGGAGAATTTGACCCGAATTTGCGGTGATCGACGGGAATTCGGTACCCAGGAGACTAACGCCGAGCGCAAAAGCCCGCGTTTGGCGGCCCTCCGTCATCTAAAAGATAATATTCTGCAAAAACCTGACTGGCTGGCTGGGGAACTAGGATTCGATCGTCCCAACCAAGAAATCTCCGAAACACCACGACTTTCGATCCAGCGACAGCACTT